GAGGTTGCTAACCAGTACTTAGGTGCTCAATTTGGGTGGCTCCCTCTTGTCCAAGACGTACACGATTTGCTGGACTTTCAGTCTCATGTTCAACGCCGTAAGGCAGAACTTGATAGATTGTACAGCAAATCTGGGCTTAGACGCCGAATCGATCTAGGGCATTATAGCAAAAATGAGGATGGCAACGTCTTTCTTGAAAGCGCTGCTGGCCTCACTATCTTGTCTAGACAGAGCCTTAAATACTCTTCTAGACAATGGGGTGTCGTTAGGTGGAAACCTAATGTCACTCCAGGCTATGACCCCTCCGATACTGATCGGATCAAACTTGCTCGACGTTTGGTCTCTGGGATGACCTCAGAGGCCACGATCCGAGGTATATGGGATCTTATCCCATGGACCTGGATTGTCGATTGGTTTGTTAATGTGCACGATTTCACTTCTCAGTGGTCGAACACAGTTCCGGCCAATTCCCAAGATGCGTCAGTGATGACGTATCAGGAATCGGAGTACCAGTTTCGGACCATCTCGATGTCCCCTGGATATCAAGGTGGTGATGGATCCGTCTCCCTAATAACGAAAGAACGTTATACTGGGAGTGGTACCTTAACTGCACATCTGCCCTTTATTGGGGCAGATCGACTGAAGACCCTTGGAGCTCTGTTTATTCAGCGCTTTAAGCGGTGAATTCACAACTCTAAGGAGCAATATCCTATGCTTGGTACAACTCTTACGATCACGATGGACGGTTCCGGTGGAACCGCCAAAGTGCTCCCTCTTATCAACCAAGATGGTTACTCGTCCGAATACTTTTTGGACGACACGACCGTGACCTACCGTGCTAAGGTACGGCACTCTCGTGACAGTGTCAAAGCCGGTACTCAGCCTTTCGATCGTCATGCTTTGACGTTCGAACGCTTTGTCAAGCCTACCACTGGTGTTCCACTTGGTTCGCTGACGCAAGTCTCGTTTACGATCCGAACGGATCCTAACGGGGTTGCGGCTGACATCATTGATGTTAGTGAGGCCATGAGCTTTTACATGGTAAAAGCAGGTGGCATCGCAGCGAAGCTTCTCGGGTGGGAGTCGTAGCAATACGACTACTACCCTTTCTGCTTTCGGGGGTAATATGGTATCTATTATTTAGATACTATATTATGTAAGTTCCTGTACCGAGCTCGTAGATTCCAATCATAGGATTTGTCCAATGACGGAAAATAAGAGCTACGAAGGATACTTGCTAGGACTATACGAGGCGATGTTTTCTGACATCGTCGACCGTATGCCTTATCTTCGTCGTGAGTGCGAACGTGATTACAAGCGTTTGCTCTCTGCGATTGAACATAGAGGGCTAGATTTCTTTCTATCCACTCTACCTGCTTTCTCAAAACACCTTGACAAGTGTTTGGAGGAAGGACGCCTAACTCGCTCTGGTCTGGCTCATTTGAGACCTTTCCAGCGCAAGAGCACTGTCCCAAGACTATTCAAGGGGCTGATGCTACGCGTTTTCAATCGTGACGGAGTGTTGAGATCTGATCTTGATAAAGAGGCTCTGCGGTACGTTCGACAGCTACTTCTAGCTGGAAAACGCCTCCGTGTAGCATCTCCGGATTCAGCAACCTGGAAACAAGTTGATGAATTCTTCAAGACAGACGGTGAAATCCGCCATGGTTCCCTTGATTGGGATATTGGCGATTTTGACTCTAGTCGCGCTCGTCATCTTCAGTTTGGAGATGACGTTCGTGCTCAGTCCGAACTTCCACTCTTTGGGAGTGATCCCTTCAGTGGTAGTTCCACCGACGACATTGTCTGGACCAGATGCCTCGGTTACATCCAAGATGTCTCCGATGCTATCTGCGCCCAGATCGGGGTCTTCAACCCCGAACAATGGCGTTCTCGACATGGACCAGGAGCCGTAAGTGACCTTAAGGATAAGACATACAAGTATGTCTTTCCTTCTTGGTCCCCTAAGCTAGAACAGGAGTTTCCTAGTGCTGACTATGCTTCAAGCAATTATCATCACTATGTTGCTACCTATCCTCATGATATGGGGGGCCAGTCTCCTTTACTGGATACTGAACCTCCTGCTCGACTTATTGCTGTCCCAAAGAGTTATGCAGGTCCTAGGCTGATTGCCTCGGAACCTACGTCTCATCAATGGTGCCAGCAAAGTGTTCGAGACTTTATCATGTCCCGTGTCGGGTCTACCTGGATCTCACGCTTTATCTCTTTTCGAGACCAAAGCAGGAACCAGGAGATGGCACTGGAAGCTTCCCAGTCTGGCGAGCTCGCGACAATTGATTTGTCGTCCGCTTCTGACAGACTATCATGTTGGGTTGTCGAACGCCTTTTTAGGCGCTCGCCATCTCTTCTGAACGCGTGTTACGCGGTCAGGACGAGGTGGATCCAACAAGATCTTGATAAGAAACAACCTAGGTTTAATCGCCTTAGGAAGTTTTCTACCATGGGGTCGGCTTTGACCTTTCCCGTTCAGTCAGTGACATTCTTGGCAATTTGCATTGGTGCCTGCCTCTATGAGTCAGGCCTCGCTGTAAATCACAAGAACATACTTGGCTTAAGCGGGCTGGTCCGCGTGTTTGGCGATGATATCATCGTCCCAACACGTTATTCGGCAACGGTGGTGGCAAGTCTTGAGCGCCTTGGTTTCAAGGTGAATCCGTCTAAGACGTTCCTTAAGGGTAACTTTAAGGAGTCTTGTGGGATAGAGGCAT